GGAAGAAGACCCCCGTTACAAGGTTACTAAAGAAACTGAAGGGGTAAGGAACACTAACCCAAGAAATAAGGTTAGGGCAGAAGAAAAGGATGCAGAAGCCAAGTCTTCTGTCGCTAACATGTTTGACAAGGAAAGTGCCACGTTTAACCTAGCTGATGACACCTTAGCTACCTTAGATAAGTTAGTGAAAGGGCGTTACAAAAGGAAGGCATCTAATCCTAGGTCTACTGGGGTTCAGGCTGTTACTGAAGATGACGTAATGGACATTGTTTTAGACCAATTAGGTTTAGCTGGTATCTCAGACTTTGAGTATGGCGGGTTCTTTGGTGACGAAGCTGATACAGCAGGTGAAATTGCAATTAAGAAGATTGTTGATTCCTTAATGGAGAAACATAGAGGAGAATAAAATGGGAAGTATTACAGACTTTCTACGCAAGCAACAGCAAGGGGTCTCTCAGCCCTTCCTCGCTCCTACAGGCTTCAATGCCACCTATCAAGATGAAGAAGGCTCTATCTATGATGAAGACTTAGTATTTGATAGAAACTTTCAGCGAGCCTCAAAGATTGCCTATGAGATGAACAACAGCACTGAGGCTGAAAAACTTACTCCAGAGCAATATGCAAAGTGGGGTATCGAACACATGGGGTGGTTCAACTGGAACCTACCTAAGATGACACTCGATGCCTCACGCATCTCTAATGCTACAGATGAGCAGAAGAGAGCCTTCCTATACATGATGGAAGCCTATGATGACTTAGGGATGTCCTGGAGTGGAGCAGGGAGATTCTTTAAAGGAATCCTTGCAGACCCCTCTACATACATTGGGCTAAGTACATTTGGACTAGGTGCTGTAGGTGGAGCCGCAGGTAAACAAGCGACTAAGCAGGGGGTTAAGGAGTTACTTAAACAGTCTACTAGAGGCGGTGTCATTGCTGGTGTTGAAGCAGGTGTCTATACAGCCGCAGATGACATCAATAGGCAGGTAGTTGAAACCGCTGTGTCTGGTGAAGACATTGACTTTGGAAGAGTAGCCAAGGCTGGAGCTATTGGTGTAGGAGCAGGTTTTGCTTTTGGCACAGGGATTACTGTGCTTGCTAAGAAGATGAAAGGTAAGACTACTAAAGAGATTGCAGAAGAAGTAGACGAGCAAACGCAGATAGATGAGCTAGTAGACCTAGATGCTGTGATTGTAGCTGACCCCGAATCTACTGTAGGGCGTGTGCAGGGCGCATTAGCTAAGGTCGTTAAGGCTGTTAAGAAGACTGCCCCTGTTGGTAAATCTGTAGCTGTTGGAGAAGACAACGTACAGAACATGGAGGAGCTAGTAGCTTCAGTCGAGCCAATCAAACAGCTTCTCAAAGATGCTTCAATAGAAAGCCCAGATGATTTAGTTAAGTTTCTTGAACGGCAGAACCTAACTGATGAACAAGCTCAAGTATTAGAAGTTTCTACTACTCAAACAGTTACCCTCCTTAAAACAAGGGTTTCTAACTTACTTAAAAAGCAAAAGGAACTTGAGGGTGACGAAGCTAAGGCGATTGCTGACCAAATAGATGAAATTGAAGAAGTGATTATTCCCTTAGATGAGCTTGATATGGCTATGTCTACAAAGACTGGGCGTAGGCTACGTCAAAGACAAGAGGGACTAAACACTGGCAAGGTGCGTGGGGAAACCATAGCAACCTTGGAGAAAAGCGGTTTATCTCGCTCTGAAGCTGAAAGAAAATGGGAAGCTATCTTTTCTGAGAAGTTAATCAAAAAGGAAAGAGAAGCAGAGATGAGAGATTTTAATGAAAAGATTGAAGCTGCAAGAAAAAGCGGTGATATGTCTGAGTACATTAAACTTAGAGGTGAGAAGAAAGCTAAAGTAGCTGAGTATAAAGAAGAGGTACTGAGAGAAGAGCAGAACCCAATCTACAGGGCTATCAATAAGCCAATCAATGTTATCAATAAGATTGTTATTGGTTTCGTATTCTCTCCTGCAACTCTGATTGTAAACCTTGTGCCATCTGTAGCTAAGACTTTATATAAACCAGTGTTAAACAATTTAATGGCTGACGGTCTTTCTAAGAAAACCTACAGACAAACTATGGCTGAGTATTCAGCTATGAAGGCTAACATTGGTTCAGCATTTAACATGGCTAAAGCCGCATGGCGTTATCAACGCTCAGGGCTTACAGGTGATACCGCACGTTTCCTAGAAGACCAAGCACCATTACCAGATAAGTTTGGTGGGCAAGTCTTTGGGTTTTTCCCTAGGGCATTGCTTGCTACGGATGCTTTCTTTGAAAACATTAACTACAGAGGGTTTACTGTAGGTGATGCTACGGGCAGGGCTTATGAAGAAGCTGCTGAGTTGGTAGGTAAAGGTAAGCTAAAAGAAGATGAAGTTGATGGCTTTATTGAGAAGAAAGTTAAGGAAGCGGTAGACAACGCATACACTGCTGACGAAAACGCTATAGACATCCTAGAAGCCACAGCGATAACTAAAGGCTTAACTGGGAAGAAGCGTGAAAACTTTATCCTAGAGGAGCTTGAGAAGAACCAAGAGCTTTTCATCAAGGCTACAAATGATGACGGTAAGGACTATGTTCAGGACTTACTATTCAAGCGAGACTTCTCTGGAAAAGGGACAGCTTCTCAGTTAGCTAGAGGCTATGAGCAGTTTGTAAACAGACACCCTGCTATGCGTTTGATGGGGCAGTTATTCTTCCGTACACCTGTGCGTGTGTTTGAGGAAGGCATACGGATGACTCCAATGCTTAACCTAGTATCTCCTAAGTTTATGAAAGAACTTAAAGGAGGGCCAGGTGTACCTAAGATGCGCCACATAAGAGCGCAGGGTGAGGCTATGATGGGCTACGCAATTGCTGGCTCAGTTATGTCTTTATATGCCACAGGTAACATCACAGGCTCTATGGGGACTAATTATAAGCAGACCCGTCAAGGAGAGAACACAGGCGAACTAGAGCCTTACACAATTAAATTTAGTGATGGCAGTACGTTCAACTATCGTAACTTTGACCCCTTCTCTACCCCTGTAAAGATTATAGTTAATGCTTTGGAAAGAGCAGAGATGTTAGCTTTCAGAGAGGAGCAAGGAGAAGCCTTAGATAAGACTGAGATGGATAAGGTACAGGCTTGGATAGCTGTAGCTACTGGCTCAATCGCAACATCTATTCGTGATGCTAACCTCGCCTCTGGTGTGGATGCTGTGGCTGACTTATGGGATGACCTACAGCAAGAAGACTCTGACCAGCTTATTAAGTTTGTGGGCAGAAAGGCACAAATGTTCTTGCCCAACACCTACTACAAAATACAGATGCTTGACGATGGCTTCTTTGGTGACCCCGTAACTATGGAGCAATTCCTTAGACAGCGCATCAACCCTCAAGACCCTAAAGTTCCCAAGAGACACTCAGCACTAGGGAGAATCATTGAGAATCCAAATGGATGGGCAGGGCTTCTCTACTTCAACACTACAACATTAGCAGAGCGTAAAGGTGACGTTCCTGAAAAAGTATATGATGTAGAAAAGCATCTATACAAACTAGCTCAGGTAGGCGATACACACTTCACGGCTCCCTATAAGTTTGACAAGTATTTTGGTGGGAGAGACTTGCGCTCTATCTACACGGCAGACGGTGAGGAGACTCTATATAGCCGCTGGATGCGTTACTACTACGAGTCTGGTGTTGTAGATGTTCTACATGGTCAGATAGGTTTACCTATGGGTACTGCGTCTTCAGTAGGGATAGCAGAAAAGGCGGCTAGAAACACAATCAATATTTATAGAAAGCAAGCCTTTATGCGCCTATATGCAGAAGAAGCGGGTATTCAAGATAGGCACATGGAGCTAATAGAAAGAAGGGCGAGAGCCAAAGCAGGAGAACTATCTTCAGACAACATACCATACAACATTACAGGAACTAGATAATTATGTCTTATGCACTTACTAGACTTACTGGTGATGGTAGCACAACTACATTTACTATCGGCTTTAACTACAGAGACAAAGCAGATTTAATTGTTAAGGTAGACGGTGTTACTAAAACCATAAACACTGACTACACTGTAGCTACAGGCGGCACTCAGATTACCTTTACATCTGCCCCTGCTAACAGTGCTGCTATTCTCATACAGAGAACCACTAGCCAATCCACAAGGCTAGTAGACTACACTGCTGGTGCTGTCTTTAAGGAGTCAGACCTCGATACTGATAGTATACAGGGATTCTTTATGTCCCAGGAAGCTATCGACATCGCTAACGACTCTATCACCAAGAACGCTAGTAACCTTTATGATGCAGAGAGTGTCCGTGTCATAAACGTAGCTGACCCTGTAGACACACAAGACGCTGCAACTAAGGGCTATGTCCAACAGTCTGTCGCTGAGTTTAACAACAGGTACTACGGTGCTTTACCGACTGCACCTACTAGCCCTGCACCTGCTGTAGGTGACCTGTGGTATGACACCACTAACAACGTCATGAAGGTCTATGCTTCTCAGGGGTGGCAGACAGCTACCTCTGCGGTTGCTACTTCATCTAACCGTGTGGTTTACACTGCGGGTTCTGATACTAACTATTCAGGCTCATTGACTACCTTCCCTGCTGCATACGACTCAGGGTTTATTGATGTATTCCTTAATGGTTCAAAGCTTATTAATGGAACAGACTTCACTGCGACCAATGGCTCATCTGTGGTACTATCCACTGCGGCATCACATGGTGACAAGGTAGACATCGTAGCCTATGGTGCAGCTACTCTAGCCAGTATCAACACCGTGGCTAGTGACATAGCAAGTGTGAACACTGTAGCTACTAATATTGCTGATGTGCAGAATGCTTCAGCTAATGCCTCTACAGCTTCAACTAAGGCATCTGAGGCTGCTGCTTCTGCAACTGCGGCTGCAACTTCAGCAACCAATGCTAGTAACAGCGCAACCTCGGCTGCTACTCAGGCATCTAACTCAGCTAGTAGTGCAACCACAGCGGCTACCCAAGCATCTAATGCAGCTACAAGTGCATCTTCAGCTTCATCGTCTGCTTCTACAGCTACCACTAAGGCTACTGAAGCTGCTTCAAGCGCAACCAGTGCTGCCTCAAGTGCTTCTACGGCTACTACTAAAGCCTCTGAAGCTGCTGCAAGTGCTGCCCTGTTCACTAACCTAACGGCTGTTACAGGCGCAGAAGGTTCTAGTGCTAACTATAATAGCTCTACAGGAGTTCTAACTGTACCTAAAGGTGACACTGGAGCGACAGGCGCACAGGGGCCAACAGGTGCTACTGGGCCTCAAGGTAACACTGGCCCTCAAGGTGCTACAGG